ACGCTTTGCTTCTGCTACTGTAAGTCTGTTTACCTTTTCTAAACTTGGTAAGATGATGTCATATGTTGCATATTCGTCGTCTGTAAACGAACTAAAACTGTTTTTACTCTTATGGATCTGTTTAAGCAGATCTCTATTATTCAAATATTTCACTTTTCTCATGAGATTCTCCATGTATAAGTCTTATTATAAACTACGCAGTTAATAAATGCAATAAATATTATTGCCAAAAGGAGCCAAAAAAATATGACAACGGGAATTGACAACGATAATGCTGATGCCCTAAAAGGCGGTGGATCAGAAAATAAAGGTGCTGACGGATTAAATAGATTCGGTAATAAACTTGTAGAGAGTCTAGGAGAACTTACCGGTCTAGGAGATGCGTTCAAAAGACTAAAAGGCAAACTTAATCCTGATGGTAAACCAGATGGAGCACAACAACTCAAAACACAGTTTTTTTCATTTACAGGAGAAAGACTGGGAGAAGATCCACGCATAAAAATTAAAATTCCGAGTTCCTATCTAAAAGGCCCTGCAAGGCACTTGGCATTAAATGGTGATAGAGCAGTGGTATTTCCCTATACTCCTCAAATTGTTGTTCAAACACGAGCAAATTATAATGCATTAACACCGACACATAGTAATTATGCTTTTTATGCTTACCAGAATTCACAATTGGATGCAATCTCAATTGTAGGAACTTTTACAGCACAAAATCCTGACGAAGCACGATACATGATGGGAGCAATACATGCACTTAGATCTGTCACCAAAATGAATTTCGGTAGTGGTAGAGATTTAGGAGCACCACCTCCTGTTTGTTTACTTCAAGGGTATGGAACTTATCAATTTAATGATTTACCTGTTGTTATATCCAGTTTCTTTTACACACTTAATGAAGATGTAGATTATATTACAGCAGATCCAACAAATGCTAGGGGATCAGATTACACAGCAATGCCTAGTAGAGCAGAATTTACTATTGAATGTTTACCTGCATTTTCTAGAAAAGATCAAGCGACCTTTAGCATTGATAGATTTATTCAAGGCCAAGAAACAAAAGATAAAGGAATGATCTAGTATGGCGTATACAAAAACAAGTCTATATGGAGCAACGCCTATTATAAATGGCGCATTGGATATCTTGAGAGGAAGAGATTTACCTTTTAGAAGAGATGATGTTGTTTATAAAATAGAACCACAATATAATTATAGACCCGATCTACTAGCAAGTGATGTTTATAATGATCCTAATTTATGGTGGGTGTTTAAAGCAAGAAATCCCAGCGTGATAGATGATCCTATTTTTGATTTTGTTGCAGGTGTTGAAATTTTTATCCCAGATGGTGATGTTATAAGAACTGTAATAGGTAAACGATAATGACGCAAGGATCAGGTGCAACAGTAAGTGTAGACATTGAGCGTTTACGAACAGATCCAATATATTTTGATGAGCAAACGAGCGCGGGGAATATTGACCCAGACCTTTTAAGACAAGGCGTTATTCCTGTTGGATGGACCGGAGACGCCAACAATCCTCAACCCTATTATTTGAATAACGGGCCTAACGATTTGCCCGGTAGTGGATCTACCTATGATGCAATACCCGGAACCGTAAATCAAATTTCGCCATCAGACATAGGCGTAGGTGGATACACCGATGGTGCATCAACCACATCGGTAGCAAGTAGTAGATTTGGAACTTTTAATGCCGATGGTAGAACAAGCGGTGCTCGAGATCCTGGCAACATCAATACATATGGTGTGTCCAACCCAAGCCAAACAGTGCCAAGGGGTGAAGTGGCAGGAGCAAATGCCCGAGCGGCGTCTAGCAATGCTAGTTCAGTAGTTTCTAATCCAACAGTTAATCCTACATCCAACGGTAGATCGCCTAGTGATGCAGAATGGACGACATTTTATAAAGATGTGCAAGGCAGACACAATCTTTTACATGATTTCAACACATACAATTATGTTATCACACTAACAGCACTGTCAAAAGAACAATTAGAAAACCCAGAATCATACAGAGGAAAAACTTTTAACTCTGAAGGGTCTGATTTTTATATTATTGCCAGAAGCGGCGGATTTGAAAGAAATGGTGCTCCTGCAATTAATATAACAGTCGGTGATCAGACTTTTGAAGATAAGACGGCAGGATTCAAACCTGGCACAGGACGAAGCAAAGATTTGTTTATAGAAAACCTAATTTTTGATACTAGAATTGGTATCAATGATATGGGCAATAGTAACCTTACAAAAGGGAGTTTTGAAATAATAGAACCTCATGGCGTAGGAGGATTTTATGAAGAATTATGGGCAGGCTCTAGATTTTCAGGACATGAAAATTATATTCAAGCACCTTTTTTATTGACAATACATTTTGTTGGAAGAAAAGCAGGTGTAGATAGAGCAATTATTCCGGACAAAACAACAAGGCATCTACCAATTATGTTCAGTGGAAGTCAGATGAGCGTTGACGAAGGCGGTGCAAGGTATACAGTAGAATTTCTAGCCTACAATAGCATTGGAGCAGGAATTACTAGGTCGTCTTTGTGGGACGATATTCAGCCATACATTAATCCTACCCAAGAATCTGTTGCAGGTATTTTGTACAGCACATTTTACAAAAATACAGAAGCATATCGAACAGTGCTTGAAGGAATAGAGCGTGGTTTGAATGCAGAGCAAAGAGCAGAAATTGAAGCCAAGAAAACAAATGCTGAGGTTATTAATCAAGCCAACGCCGGTGGAACAAATAATATAGATGCATGGATACCGCACGAATATTATGTTTGGTTTGCAGAAGGATACAATGGTATATTTCCAAAAACTGGTCGAGAACTTAGTGCCAACAAACAACGCTGGATCAATCATGTGCAAAATCTCATGGGGCAAGATATACCACCATCAGAAAGAGAACAAAATCTTTCAAATCCTGCATTTCAAAACAACTGGGGCTTAGCAGGACTAAATGATGCTACAACTCCAACCAGTGCAGTGAATGTTAACTCGTATGAAACTGCACTAAAAGATGCAGAGGATAACTTAAGGAAAATACAAGGTCAAATAGATGGTAAAAAAGGTTCTATAGATAGTTATATCAATATCATCAATGCACAAAGGGAAAATCTAGCCGCTATTCAAAATGGTACATTTGGAACACCGGAGCGTGATAGAACCGCAGATCTAGTTACTGATGTTACAGCCAGCAGTAGATCACAATCGGATGAAATCTTAAGAGAAACCCAAAAGGTTACAGACGAAGGAATACAATTAGCGAACACCCTGGCAGGTGGAGGCGCAGGCCCGGACGCTGTTCCGCCAGCAAGCACAAATCTTACTCCAGATCAAGTCGCAAACGTAGTTCTTGTGAGAGATGCATTAAGAGATGCACAACAAGAGATAGTAAGACTTACTGGCGAACTTGCTGATTTAAACCGTCAAAAAGAAGAAGCAGAAAGAGTCGTTCAAGATGTAAGAGCAAGAGGAGCAGAAGGGTTCAATCTAGGTAGTTCTGGAGTTCAATGGAACTTTAGAAAAGGTGCCAGTTTGTTTACAGTAATTGATACTATGATAACAAACAGTCAAATGATGGAACAGTTTCAAGATGAAGCCAAACTAAATGCCATGGCAAATTCAGAATATATTCCTTGGTATAAGACAGAAATTTTTCCAGTTATTATTGGATTTGATGTTGCTACGATGAACTTTGTTTATGAATTTCATTATGTAATTTCACCTTACGATGTACATTATAGTAAGATGCCTGGAGTAAACATTATTTTCAGCACAGACAGATTAAGAGAACTAGCAGTACGAGAATACAATTATATATACACCGGTAAGAACATAGATGTTTTAAATTTTGAAATCAAATACAACAACCTTTTTCAAACACCTTTGCTGTTGTCTCCACCTAGTGAAACTTCTTTAAATGGACAACAAAATAGAGAACGTGTTGTGAATAGTAGCATTCCAAAAAATGCCTATCAAGAGGCTATAGAAAACCTATCGAACAGAATTTCTAATAGACTGGGTACCACAGGTTTTACTCCTGCCCAAGCAGTAGAAACAATGAACTATCAAGATCTACAAATAACCAATAGATCACATATAGGTCTAGCACTCAAAGAATTTTTATACAATCCTCCTGCTGAACTTGCATTAATAAGGGCAGACATTGAAATAATTGGCGATCCTGTTTATATTGTTGGTAGCGGTATAACAGAAAGGCCTGTGTTAAACAACAGAGATATTCTTACTCCAGACGGTGAAGTAAATGGTTTTACAAGAGAACCAGACATTATATTCAATTTTAGATTTCCTGATGATATACCGTCCTCGGATGAATTGCCTAGAAAGAGTCAACAAAAAATAAAAGAAGGAGCATACAACGGACTGTACCAAGTTTTAGGTGTTGAAAATAGATTTAATGAAGGAACATTTGTTCAACGATTACAAGTATTAAGAAGAAAAAATCAAATCCAAGATTACAAAGTTGACCCTGAATTTAAAACCGAGGGAATCGACACAAATGAGTCAGAATCAGGAGATTAAAAATGCCATTTTATAGTACAACTGAAATTCCTGGAAGTGTTCCAGCAGATGAATCACAATTAAACAAACATGTACAACCAATTACCGTAAGGGTTCCACAAAACGCTCACAGGGTAGCAGGCATGAACGAAGCAGGCTCCGCTACAGGAACAAACAGTGTAGGAAATGGACAGATAAGTGCAACCAAGGCAGTAACAAAAGGTGTACAAGAAATTACAAGTGCTATTACAGATGCGACAAATAAAGTGCAAAGCGGTATTGCACAAGCACAAGCGGCCGCGGCTGATCCTGTAAGTTTTGTAGCCGGTTTAGCAGAACAAGCCACAGGTGTTAGTATTCCTACAAGCCCCGAAGGTCTTGTTGCATTGCTGTCTAGATTTTCTAAGCCTAAAGTTACAGGAGACGGAACAACTGATATTTCCAAAACCAAAAGCGAAGGAGAGGATGTAATTCAAGAAATTGGTGATGTGGCTAGTGTTGTAGCACAAGGACCTGGCGCACTGGCCAGCAAGATTTCGAGTGTAAGTGCGGCACTAGCACCAGTAACAGAAGCAGTGGGTGCAGTTACAGAATTAGCAAGTTTAGGCGGTGTACCGGTAGATAACGTAATAAGTAGTTCGGTAAGCAGAGTTACAGAACCAGTACAGAGCAGTTTGACTAAAATAACAAATGTTACTGATGGAACAAGCGGAGTAATAACATAATGGGAATATTTACACACGGGCAAAAAACATCTTTACCTAGTAGAGTAAACAGACGTGACGATGTTGAAAAACATTCCTTTCATTACATAACCCAAGCCGAAGTAAAAGAAACCGGCGGCAGAGGATCTTTTAAGGTTAAAATTTTAGGCAATGAACATAGTGGAACAGGCGATATTACTGTAAGAAGTTTGTCTCCACATGCATCTTACAAATCTCCAACTGCTGGCGGCGACGATGTAACGAATTTTGAAGACAGTCAAACAGCAAGTGCAATGGTAGCACCAACTCCTCAGATAGGCACTAGAGGCATTGTTGCTATGGCAGATAGAAATTCAACCACAGGCTTTTGGTTAGGGGCAATTATTCCTCCAGGCCTGGGGCAAACATTTCCAGAATTTGGCAGAAGCGATAATGCTACAGCATCACAAGGTGAATTAGATGAATTTGCAAGTCCCGTAGGATTACCAGCCAGCGAAGTTAACACTGCATCTTTTGATGGTAGAGTTCCGAGAAGTCGTGCAAAACGTGCAGTCCATCCTTTTGCTAGAGTTTTACAAAGGCAAGGATTATTGGTAGACACTATTAGAGGACAAAGCACTAGTACTTTTTTGCGTGATGGTGATACCAGCATGATTGGATTTAACACTCCGGGCGGTGTTGGTACTTCTAGAGATATTGTTTCAACAGAAGGCCCGGGTGGAGAACAAACAAGAAATGCTAGACCGTTAACTAGACTAGGTGGCCATACGTTTGTTATGGACGACGGTGACGGTGAAGGCAATAATAATCTTGTTAGAATGCGTAGCGGTAAAGGAGGCCAGTTTTTAATTCACGACACCGCTGAATTAGTTTACATAACCAATCAGTCCGGTAATGCATGGATAGAAATGACCGCTGATGGAAAAATTGACATTTATGCTAAAGACAGTATAAGCATTCATTCGGAAGCAGATTTTAATTTTAGAGCAGACAGAGATATTCATTTTGAAGCAGGCAGAAATTTAAATCTTAGAGGGTTAGAAAGAACCTATATAGAAGGTAATGAATTAAGAGTATTAGGTAAGCAAGACGGAATTATAGATATTAGGGGAAATCTAGATTTGAATAGCACAGATCTTAGATTAGCAACTAATGATTTTAGCATTAATTCAACTAACTTAAACATATCTAACAAAATCAATACTAATATACGTTCAGGAGAATTAGATTTAGTAACACAGTTTGGTATGCGACAAAGCCACGGTACTGGACTGGAAATTAAAACAAACGTTATAGAAAATCAAATTTGGAACGCACAAACTTATAACACAGGAAAGACTTACAACAAAGGTGAAACTGTAATATTCGGAACACAATTTTTTAGAGCATTACAAACAACAGTTGTACCAAACACACCTAGTGTTCCTGTTCCGCCCGCACCAGGATTGTATTGGGAAATTATACCACCTGTTATTCCACAAACAGTTCACGGTGATTTCAGAGTTGATACAAATATAGCCGGACCCTTAGATAGTAAAATACAAATGTATAGTAAAGATAGTATTAATATTACAACTCTTAAAAACTTTGATGTAACAGCAACTACAGATATGAATTTAACTGCATTTACAGACGTCTATATTGATGGATATAATGAAGTACATCTTAACAAACCAGGTCCTGGCGCCGACCCTGCAAATCAAATACTACTATCGGCATTATCTACAAGTATACCGTTCCCGTATGATACAAGTGCAGAAGGTACAGCAAACGTTTCTGCGTTGGGTGTATTTGAAAACCCGATTACTGATCCTAGTTTACCGTGGAATGAAGGATATTATGCAAGCGAAGACACACTGTTTAGTATAATGAAACGCATACCCATGCACGAACCATGGTCATTGCATGAAAGTAGTGATAAAACAGCCACAAGTGCAAGCAGAACAGATAGAGAAACCAGTGGACAATAACAAGGGTAAATAGTAGCATGGGACAGTATAAAGAAATAGTTGTAGCACAACCTAGAAGCACAAATCCTATAGAACAGCAAAAAAATCAAATCTATAGGGGTGTAAGCACAGTCAATCAAAACAGCAAAAGTTTTGCTCTTTATGATATAGAACTAATCAAGCAAGATTTAATAAATCATTTCAACATACGTAAAGGAGAAAAGATTTACAATCCTGAGTTTGGCAGTGTATTACAGGATGCTATACACGAACCTTTAACTGAGGACATTCGTCAACAAATTGTGGTAAATGTAGAAGAAATTATTAAATCTGATCCTAGAGTAAATGCTACAAATATCGACATTGTTGAAAGAGAACACGGAATACAACTTGCTGTAGAACTAGAATTTGTAGACTATTCGCAGGTAGAAACAATAGTTTATAATTTTGATAAAGCAAACGGTTTGTATTAACAGAATTATATACGCAGTTTATAATTTAAGGTAAATATTTGCATGGCAAGTTATGACAGACAAAACTCACTTTTAGTAAACGAAGATTGGAGTAAAATCTACCGATCTTTCACAGACGCTAATTTTAATTCTTACGATTTTCCAACTATTCGTAGGACTATGATCAACTATCTACGAAAAAATTATCCAGAAGATTTTAATGATTATATTGAGTCTAGCGAATATCTTGCTCTTATTGATGTTATAGCATTTTTAGGACAAAGTTTAAGTTATAGAATAGATCAAAATGCTAGAGAAAACTTTATTGAAACTGCTCAAAAGAAAGAAAGTGTACTAAGACTAGCAAGACTTGTCGGTTATAATAACAAAAGAAATGAATGTGCAAGCGGACTGTTAAAAGTTACAGGAGTACAAACAACACAGTCTTTAAATGATAGTACAGGAACACCGTTAAGAAACAGATTCATTTTATGGAATGATGATGCAAATGTAAACTGGTTAGAACAAATTAATATAATTTTTAACAACGCATTTCAAGGAACCACAACGTTTGGCAAACCTAATGCTAGTGATGTGATTGGCGGAATTCAAACAGATGTTTACAAATTAAATACCTCGAACACAGATATTCCATCCTACAAATTCACTAAAAGTGTAAACGGAAGTCAAACACAGTTTAATGTGGTAAGCAGTAGAATCAGAAACGGAGATATCGAAGAGGCTACACCTTTACCTGGTAACACATTTGGGGTGTTATATAGAAACGATAAACGAGGTAACAGTTCAGAAAATACTGGATACTTTTTACAATTCAAGCAAGGAGAAATATATACTTCTGGTTTTAGAATTAATAATCCTACTACCAATGAGATAGTAAATCTCAATACACCAAATATTAATAATACTGATGTATGGTTATGGGAATTAGATCAGAACGGCAATTTTATAAACGAGTGGACGAAACTAGAAAGCACTATTGGTTCAAATGCAATTTATAATTCTTTATCGTCCAACAATAGAAAAATTTACACAGTAGTTTCAAGAGATCAAGATCAAGTCAGTTTAAATTTTGCTGACGGAAGTTTTGGAGATTTGCCAAACGGTAACTTTAGAGTTTATTATAGACAGTCTAATGGTTTATCATATACAATTAGACCTGCAGACTTACAAAACATTTTTATTGACTTTCCATATGTTAGTAAGTCAGGACAAAGAAACACTTTGACACTTCAGTGTGCATTACAAACAACTGTTACAAATGCAAGTTCAACAGAAAGTGTTGCAGAAATCAAAAGAAATGCTCCACAAGCATTTTATTCTCAAAACAGAATGGTTACTGGAGAAGATTATAATACACTACCTTTGACATCTAGTCCACAAGTAATTAAAGCAAAAGCAATTAATAGAGTTAGCAGTGGTGTAAGCAGACAATTTGAAATTAAAGATCCTACAGGAAAATATTCATCAACTAACTTAATGGCAGATGATGGTATACTATATAAAAATGATTTTGAAGTTGATTTTACATTTACGTTCAGCACAAGAAATGATATTTTAGGTGTATTACGTAATAGAGTAGAGCCTATTATTGCTTCAATTAGCACTAAAAGTTTTTATTATGATAAGTTTCCTAGAATCAATACAGAAGGTTTGAATATTGATTGGACATTATCGACCAATTTATCAAACGGTAGCACAGGTTATTTTAGAAACAATGTTAACGGTGCTCCTATTACAGTTGGTGCATTTACAGGAAATAATTTTAGATTTATTGCTACAGATTCAATGATTAAATTTGTTCCACCGAGCGGTAGATACTTTTTGCCAAATGGT